TGCTAGTTTTCTAAACCATTTTGCATATTTTTTTAAATAACCCTCACTTGCTTGACCTTGTAGTGCTTCTTCTCCGCCTAGTGTATTAACAATACAATCAAGATGTTCTCTTGGAAATATTATTTCAACAAGCTGAATAGGATTAGCCATAACATTAAGATGCCCTTTTCCTAGTGTCTTATGATCAAACGGTAGATACTTTCCATTAAGATCATTAATTGCTCTTGTTACATTATCTTTTCTTCCTCGGAAAATTGCAAAAAGGTGCATTATGTTTTTATCCCATAGCAGGAACTAACCTGGGAATTATATTTAAATAAAGCGTCATGTATAGCATTTTCATCTATAGAAATATTTGTAAAGTGTGGAATTAATTTTACAGCCCTATTTATTGTTGTATCAATACCTACTACGAAACCAAAACCAAAACTAAGCGATAATAGGATTATTATTATTATCAGGTATTTTATCTTCGGGAAACTCTTTAATTTTTTCATTGCAAAGTTCAATAACTTTCTCAGCCATAGTTATCTGTATAGAATTACCTTTAATTAAATTTTCATTTTGTATTTTTGCGTTAATCCAATCTTGTTTTGTTATTTCCATAGTTTTTTAAAAATTTTATAAATTCCAATTATTATAATATCTAAAAACCAAAATAATCCAAAAATTGATAAAGCAAGTAAAATATATTCTAAAATCATTTTGTTGGATCCATACCAGTTCCTGCATATCTTATCTTTGCTTCTCTTGCCCATTTCTCGTCTGCTGTTTCCTGGGCCTGTTCTGTTTGGCCTGAATAGGATTTACCCCCTAATATTCTTTTAGCTTCAAGATCTCTCATTTCATCTCTAATCTTTTCTATCTTTTCTCTTTCTTCTTTAAGTTGTGCAGCGTATAGCTTTGCTTCCTCTACAAGATTTTGCGTTTCTGGTTTAACTTCTTGTTTTATTTCTTCTGTCATGCAATATTCTAATATTCTAAGTTTATAAATGTTGTGTTTGTATGTATAATAATTAAAAAATTTGTTTGTGGGATCTAACCCCCCCTATAGTCCCCCCCTTTAAGTATCGCGTTCGCATAATCAACATTGTGCGAACTTCTTACGAGGGAATATGTATTATACACATGGTTTAAAGCAGTATGCAAGAGGGGGGGTAAACTATACCCGAACGCAAAGATATATTAATGCAGATTACTTTACTTTTTACTGCAGTAAAAAGTAAACTAATTAAAGAAGATATATCTTTTGCTGAAGTGAGGCTATCCTTAGGGGGGTGAATTGCTATACTGCTTTAAACAGACTATTCTTCATGACCCCATGCGGCACTTAAAACTAATGTAACTTCTTAGTAATTACATAATCTATTTAAAGATCTATAATCTCTATTCTTTCATGACAATTCATAATCAACTAAATAACAACCTATGCAACATAGAGTGTTATCACCAAAAGCTGAGAGTATCAGCGTTGATATATATTGAGTAATGTGTGGTGAGTTGTATATACAACAAAAGCTAGTATGTCTCTAGCACTAACAAAAGCGAGTGACCATAACAATATATGAAGCCTTTCAGGCAGTGGGCAGTGCATTGTTATTTGATTTTTTTATCATTTTCGCAGTGATGTTGAAGATCTAATTCTTTATATACACAACAACATTTAAATATAAGTGATATATCTATTATAACATGCATTGGGCACAAAAACAAAGATTTGAATTAATTACTAAAATTAAAAATACATTCATAGAGGCTGCAACAAAAGGAATAATGATTGATCGTAAGAAGTTTACAGCAGGTATATGTGATGAAAATGGTGTTACAAGAAGAAAAGCAAATGAGTATATTCAAGATCTACTAGATCTAGATTTTATAATTGAAACAGAACAGGGATTATCAATTAAAAATAAAGAATTACAAGCAGATATTAATAAAGAAATAGAGAGTATCCTTGGAAATAATGCAAATAATAATCCCATTCAAAACACCCTCAGTGAATAAACTTTATTCTCCATTCCGAGGGCGTATGATCTTGAAAAAAGAAGCAAGAGAATTAAAAGAAAAAATTAAATGGATTGTTAATGATACAGACAGCTTAATTAAAGGAATTGCAGGAAATTGTCATGATCTAAAACTTAGATTAGATGTTTATATCTATGAAGATTGGTTTTATCAAAATGGTGACGTTTCAAGAAAAGATATTTGCAACAGAGAAAAGTTTCTTATTGATAGTATCTTTGAAGCAATGGGAATTGATGACAAATATATATTTGAACAAACAATTAGAAAAGTTCAATCAATTACCGAGGAGAAAGCAATTATTAATATAGAGGTGATGTAATGAAACAGGTTGTTTTAGATCCTTGGCAAGAGGAAGCATTAGCACATAAGGGAAACTTATTATTATGCACAGGCCGACAGGTTGGAAAAACATATATTTTATCTAGAAAGGCAGCTGAACGCATGGTTGAGAAGAAAACAAAAATTCTTGTTGCTTCACTTACAGAAGATCAGGCAAAATTAATTATTGTTATGACATTAACATATCTTGAAGAAAACTATAGATCATATATTTGTAAAGGAAAAGATAAACCAACACAAAATAAAATAACCCTAAAAAATGGATCTCAAATTCTTGCAAGGCCTGTTGGAAATAGTGGAGATGCATTAAGGGGATTTACAGGAGATGTTTTTATACCTGATGAAATGAGCAAGATGCCACAGCTTGTATGGGACGCAGGTTTGCCTACATTATTAACATCATGTAATCCTGAAATATGGGGAGCATCAACACCATTTGGAAAACAAGGTTATTTTTGGGAGTGCTTTCAAAATAAAAATAACTTTTGGAAAGTTATACACATATCAAGTGAAGATGTTATTTTTAATAGGCCAATAAGTGAAGCATGGACCGAAGATCAAAGAAAATCTGCAATAAACTTTTTAATGGAAAGAAAAAAAGAGATGACAGCAAAAGCATACGGTCAGGAGTTCCTAGGATTATTTATGGAAGATCTACAAAGATTTTTCAGCGACGCTATAATAGACAAAGTATGCACATTAAAAAGAAGATCTGAAATAATCAAAGGAAATTATTATCTAGGGTGTGATGTTGGTGGTTTAGGTGGAAGTGAAAGCACATTTGAAATATTAGATAAAATTAGTAAAGAAAATATTGAACAAGTTGAAAATATAACAACAAAGGATCAATTAACAACAGCAACAACAGAAAACATAATTCAACTACATGATGTCTATGATAAAACAAAGATAATTGGGGTGGACGATCAAGGAATAGGCTTTGGTGTATTTTCAGGTTTAATGTCTAATCCAAAAACAAGATATAAAACAGAAGCTCTAAATAATTCATCTAGGCAGTTAGATCTAGGAGAACACCCAAAACAAAAGAAATTATTAAAAGAAGATATGTATAATGAAACACTTCGTTATATGGAAATGGGTTATTTAAAATTACTTGATGATGAAAATATTAAACTATCCTTAAGAAGTGTCCAGGGAGAATTTATTATTAAGGAAAAAGAACCGACAGAATTTAGAATTTATGGATCATACACACACATAATTGAGGGAATTATAAGAGCTTTGTGGTTAATATCAAAAGACAAACATTTAAATTTATGTATTGCATAGAAAAACCATGGAATTTAAAGATAAATATACAACAACAGCTATTGCAGAAAAAGATAAAGTTGTATTATCATCAGATGCCTATGCAATTGGTGAGATGATAGAGAAATTAATTAATAAACTTGAACAATTGAGGTTATGTTCAAAATGAGTTTCACATTAACAACATTAAGCGGTGCAATATTTAAGGCAGGTGTTAATGTTAATAGTACAATAGCAGTAAGTGGCACTCAAATGAATTTATTAAGTGATATGGCCGAAGATACTTTTTGTGTAGACACAAGAAAAGATTGGGTTACAGATTATGCAAATATTGATACTCATATAAAAGCTGCAATATCAGACGCTGTTTCTAGTGCAATAGCTATAAAATTAATTAATTATGATCAATCAGGTTATCTTAAAGGTGAGGCTCAAACAATGCTAGATGTCCTTGATGATAATTATAACAAGATAATTAAAACATTATTAGTTGATACTAATAAAAGACTAAATCAATAATGGCAATACAAAAAAAATATAGAAATATATCTGAAGTTAATCTTGCTAGTTATGATTTTTATGATTTATTTACTGGAACAGGATATAAAAATTTTTATTTAGCAGATGCAATAATTGACTCAACAGATACAAAAATATTAACTATATCACAATTTTATAGCGATACTGGTTATACAGCTTCTACAGATATGGATTTTGACATAACTATGGCTGTTCCAATAACAATTAATGGTGATTGTGTTTTTAATTTATTTGCTGCAAATTCTGGAACATCAGCAAATGTTGCATTTACAATAAAATTTTATAAAGTTAATGCAGCATCAGTAGAGACTCAAATAGGATCTACTACAACAATAACAAAATCTTTTGATAATTCAACTAATATCCTATCAGGAAAAGCAACATTACCAAATACAAGAATAGGTGCAGGAGAAAAATTAAGATTAAATATAGGATCTTCTAACGGTGCAGTTAGAATTATGCATGATCCAAAAGGCAGAGATACTTCAGCAACTCCTGCAAGTTTTATTACCTCTGCATCTTTCATAAACTTACCAATAAAACTATAATGGGAATATATAACATTTCAAAAGCAGAAAGTACAGATATGACTAATACGTTTACAGCAACAACTGTTACACCATTACATACCGACGGAGTTACTGGGGGAAAAGAGACAACATATACCAATACAAAATGGGCGGATCATTGGGGATATTTTAATACACACCCTGAGTTAAAATCTGCAATACTTATGAAATCAATTTGGAATGTTGGAAAAGGTTATACTGCAGATCCTAGAACAACAATAATATTAGAAAGAATAAGAGGAATGGGTAAAGATAATTTTCAAGATATTATTTTTAACATGGATGTCTGTAGGCATATTGGTAGAGATAGTTTTGCAGAAATAATAAGAGATGAAAAAACAGGTATTTTATTAAATTTAAAAGTTTTAGATCCTTCTTCTATAAGAATAGTTGTTAATGAAAGCGGAACAATTGAAAGATATGAACAGGTAAGCAAATTAGGAAATAAAAAAGAAGCTATTCATACATTTACTCCTAAACAAATATTTCATTTATCATGTGATAGATTAGCAGATCAAATCCATGGAATATCTAAGATAGAAAGTTTAGAACCTACATTATTAGCAGAGTTAGAAAGTTTTAATGATCTAAAAAAGGTTATGCATCAACAAGCTAAACCATTTATTATATTTAGAATTAGCGAAGATAATCCTACTAAACTTGCGGAATTTAAAGCAAAATTAGACACATTAAGAAATCTTGGAGAAGACTTACTTATTCCTGCAGATGATAAAACAATTACAACTGAAGTTGTTCAGGTTAATGTTAATGCTGTAATTCTAGCATGGAGACAAGATATAATTAATAGATTTTATAGGGCTCTCGGTTTACCTCTAATTATATTTGGAAGTGGTGGATCAACAGAAAGCGGTGGAAAGATGGAGTATTTAGCTCATGAACAGGTTTTTGAAAATGAACAAAGATATTTAGAACAGCAAATATGGAACCAATTACGTATAAGAATAAATTTAATATCACCTGTATCAATGGCAGAAAATCTAATGGCAGATGAAGCAAAAGATCAAAGTGCTTCAGGTATGCCTCAAGGATTAGAAATACAAAAAGGAGATGTTAAAGCATAATGGCAATAAGATTAACAAAAAGTGGAATACAATCTTTTGATCCTGAAAAGACAAAAAAAGATATATTCCCAATAACAACTCCACCTATTGAACAGCCTGAAAAATTACCATCAGGATTTATTCAAGATCCAAATGCTCCCGGACAAATGATAAAACTAGGTACTCCTAATTTAACAATGAATAAACCTAGAGAAACATTAAGACAACAAGCTGAGGCTAGGGCAAGAGGAGAATTAGTTCCTCAATTAGTAACACCTGCAATTACACAAGAACAGGCACAAACTCAAGAAAATTTAGTTGCAGGTTTAGGTACTTTAACACCTGAACAAATGAATAGAGATATACCTAGTGATGGAATTGCAGGAGAATTATTTACAGGTGGAAAGGCAGCAGGTGCAGGAATAGGCGGAGCACTTACAGGTGCTGCAACTGGTGCAAAGCTAGGAGCGGCTGCAGGAACTGTTGGGGGCCCGTTAGGAACTTTAATAGGTGGAATTGCAGGTACTGCAATTGGTGTAGGTGGTGCTTTATATGTTTCAGCATTAACAAAAAAAAGAGATAATGTAAAAGAGGCATATTCTCTATTTAGTGGATCAAAAGGAAATATGAAATTTATAATAAATCAGGTTAATTCAGGAAAAATGTCAAATATTCAAGCAGCTGAATTATGGGATGAAGAACTAGCAAATTTCTATATTGCTGAAGAACATTTAAAAGATTTAACAGATAGTGATCTTGATAGATTTTTATCAAAAGGTTTAGCTCAGTATGAAGAATTAGAAGCTTTTAAAAGAAGATTGCCTTATATGCAAGGATTACTAGGAGAAGCTATAAGAAATCCTGATCCAACAAAAGTTTTACAAGAGGAGATGTTACAACAATGATTGAAGAAGCACTCGCAAATTATGGAGTATTAGGGATATGGACAATGAGTCTTTTAATGGAAAGATACATTTATAACAAAAAAATATCATCATTAATAGAAAATAATACCGTTGCTATGGTTAAAGTTTATGAAACTATAACAAATTGTAAAAAAAATAAAAAATAAAATTATTCTTAACTAAATTCCTTTTGGGCTTTTTTAATTATAATAACTGCTTCTTCAAAAGTTTTTCCTATACAAATTAGATCTTTAACATAACTAACATACATTGTTGTTGATCTTTGATCAGGTTTAACCTCAATAGTTTCTATTGGATTATCAGAACTAGATACAACATTTGCTCCTGCAAATTCATCTCTTACAATTCCATTAAAACTTTTTATATTCTTAAATCCTTGATCAGAAACTGCAACATTTACGCTTATTGTTCTTCCAATACATTTCTTTAATTCATCTATAACATCAGCCTCAAAAGCACTATACCAACCACTATCAGTTTTAAACCTTGCATATGGCTTCTTTCCTGATTTATCCACCTTAGCCTCAAAATCAATTAATTTAACATTTAATTTTTGACTTAACATTTTTGCTCGCACAACCCCCTTTCAATAGTAATAAAATATATTCTTCCCATGTTAGAGATCTTTTTAATTCAAATTCTTTTAACATCTTAGATCTTTTTAATCTAATACAATCTGCCTCAGATTTCCATCTAGATAATAATATTGATTTCATTTGTATCTAAAAAACTTTCCTCCAAAAGTTCTTACTGCAAAGTAATAAATCCATGCAATAGGTTTTAATATTTTTGGAAGTCTTTCAGCAATATCTAATCTAAGCAAAACATCAGCAATTTTTCTTTTATCTTCACTTCCACCTTTTGCGTATGCTTCATCATGAAATCTACAAGCATCAGTAATATCATAACCTAATATTTTATCAGGTGATACACTACAAAAATTTTGTTTTTTCATTTCATCCCCCGTAATTCTTGTGATAACTTAGTTTTAATTTCATCTGCTCCGTTTTTTCCTATTTGCCAGTATTCTATTATTTCATCTTCTGTTACCCACTCTGCCCAATGATTACTCCAAATAAGTATTTCTTTTATTAAATCTTCAAAAACCTTTGGAAACTTCTCTTTGGGTTTGAAATATAATGTCCCGTCTGAACAATTAACTAATAAATATTCTATTGTATTTTTATTTAAAAATTCACCTACTCTTAGTTCCTCAAAATTCTCTTTCAAAAGTTCTCGGGCTTGTTCGGTGTTCATATTAGTTTATCTCCTGCAAGTTTATTCAAACTTTCACAAAAAAAACATAAAACTTTAGGAGTGATATAGTCATCATTAAAAGCCCAACAAAAACAATTTTCTTCTTTCAAAAGTCTTATAAATTCTTTGACATCTTTTTCTCTAAATATTCTTTCATCTGCTTTAGGAAATCTTACAGAAATAAATGCTTTCTCGCTTAGATTAAATTCAGTTGTCATATTAGTTTATCTCCTGCAAGTTTATCTATTTCTTTAACAATATCGTTATATATGTCATGTTCTTCTTCTTCTGTGCTCCCTAAATAATTTGGTAGATTTTCTTTCAAAAGTCTTATAAATTCATTATCCATTTCTTTTAATTCGGCAATACATCTTGCGGTAATCTTTTTTTCTATCCATTTATTAAACCACTTATTTCTTTCAGTTTGTAGATTAAATTCATTTGTCATGTTTTTTTGTGATTATTAAGTGGGAACAAGAAATTAATCTTGCCCCATCTTTTGGTGAGTTAATTATAGCTAAGAAAACTAATAATACTAAGTATTTAAATGTTTCGTTTTAATTAAAATGTATAACACCCCAAAATAAACCCGCACCTATTCTCGATGATATAGCGTGACCAACTTCTCTAAAATGATTTGCTGTTGCAGGAACTTCAGGAACTTGTGAGCATAATGCTTGACCTGGAACTGTTGCACTTGTTGCAATAAAATCCCCTGTTGTAACATTCTGAACACCGTCGTTAAATATCTGTGCTTTACCTGAGATTATTATTTTTAAAGATGATCCGCTTAATACTGTTTCATAGGATATACCTATTGGTTGATCTCTCCCATCTGTTCCATCATTTAAACCAGTTTTTAAAACATAGCCATCAGTAGATCTTGATGCTCTAACAATATTTCCTTTTATTAGATCTTCTCCTGCGATCATTATTATAGCATAGCCATTTGTTGATGAGATCTCTCTTGTATCAATATTTTTTCTAACAGCATAATCGTCAAGTATTCCTGCAGACTTATGTAGTTCAATTTCCTTAAAAGATTTAGGTTCTAATTGTTTTTTGATAGAGAGCATGGTAGTCCCTCCTCATGTCTGCAAATATGTAGGATCTCATTTTCCATTAATTCTACATTTGCACTTTCTAATTTAGATACTTCTCTTTCTGTTATATTTTCTCCGTCGGTAGATCTTATTAGTATTTTCATATTGTTTCTGTTATTGCAATAGAGCAAATTTGACTATTTCCTAATTTAGTTATAAAATGTGTTCCGCTTAATGTTGCTGTTGTTCTCTGATCTTTAATCACTGTTGCAACAGCATCATCTACAATCTGAGGCAAACTTCCTGAATTAGTCGCAGTCACTCCAACACTTCCATAATCTGTGTAGTCTCCGCCTAACTTGAAATTATGAATTAAACCCTCTGTGTGATTTGTCCCTGCATATTCTTCTGTTATTTCAGTTGTGCTTAAAACTCTATTCCACATCTTCACACTTCTTATTCCGCCGTCAAAAGTTCTGTCTGTTGCAGTGCTTCTGTTTCCTATTCTTGGAGCATTTGTTGTTGTGATTGTAGAAATTGTTTGCACTAAATCTTGGTCAGCTGTTCCACTTAAAACCCCATTAATGTAGAAGTTGGCTAATTGTCCGCTTGAGACGGTTACTATAACGTGTTGCCACCGAGAGGATAATACCCCACTAACAGCAGTATTAGCGTCTGTTCCTACATTAATTCTAAAACGAGCACGATTAACAACTCCAGCACTATCATTTAACTTAAAATAAAAACCATTTTCTGCTGAAATTGCAGTAGATTTATCTAAAATTACTCCTGAACTTTCTCCCAAACTTCTCGGATTTATCCACGCACTTATTGTAAATCCATTAGAAAGATTAGCCCCTAATTGTGAAGCATCATGAGGAACTTCAACATAATCATCAACACCATCAAAAACATTGCAAGGAAAAGCCCTGGTTGTTGTGATCTTTGCATCAACGTCACCGTCTGCCATTTTAAGCCTCTGTAATTGCTACAACTACAACTTGTTGAGCCTCAGGCCCTATAGAAGTGATCATAAACTTGCCATTTGCTCCTGCTGTGAGCCTCATAGCAGTTATAGCAGTGTCTATATCCGCAACAACAGCATTAACAATTCTAACCTCAACATCTCCAGCTGCCATTTTATGCTGATGTTATGAGCTTAGCAGATCCAGCCCAGAAGTATAATTTAGTTCCAGAAAGCCATATTGCACCAGACATCTTTTGTTCTTGAGCAGTTCCCGCAAAAGATGGAACTACAAGACAAGAAGGAATACATAAATCCGCAATTAGATCAACCATCTTACGCCCTCACGTTTGTTAAAAGGCACAAACTTTCAGGATCAGTTAAAGCGCAAACTCCAATTTGACTTGCTCTTATTGTATATTTAGATTGTGGATCAATTATAACATCAACAGTTAAAGGTTGTGTTTCATACCATGTTGCACAAACTTTTTTAACTCCAACAAGAACTTTATCATTTGTAACAACTGGAGTAACATAAATTCCACATCTTAAAACAGAACCAACTAGACCATTTTCTGAATTTTGAGATATTTGGAAAGTTGGGTGATTAACTACTTTAGAGTTAGATAATAAATAAGTATATGTTGCTTCATTCATTGCGATAAATCCATTTCCTGATGATAATATTGGGTATCTATCAGTAGATATTGCTTCAATACATCTTAATAAGTCAAAAATAGGATCTCTATTAGCAATTGTTGCACTATCCCATTCATAACCTGCAGTAATTGCAACTGTGTTTATTGTTGTTGGAGTATCACTCTCAGACAAAACAGTATATATTTTATTATCAACAGAATAAACAACAGCGTCGGTAACATCAGAGATAGTTTCAGTTTCTATTGCCAAATTACTTGTTAAAATATCCTGCCAGTAGATAACACCTTGACCACCATGTTGAGTTATAACTGCATTTTTAAGAGTAACTCCTCTTTCTAAATGCGGAAATTCTCCACCTCTTGGTATTGTTCCAACAGATGATCCTGTTCCTGCAGTTAAAGATGTTGCAGTTTTTTGATAGAATGAATTAGTCCATGCTGATGAACTTGTAGACATAATAAGTTCTTTCATAACATATCTTTTTTTAGCAAAACCTTTAATATCTCTTTCCCATGTTTGCTTTCGTGTATCTGCTTCTGAAAATGTATCAACCATTTTATGCAGTTAACCTCACTCTGTCAACACCAGTTGATGTTCCAACTTCTTCTAATTTACCTATAGTAGCACCTGTTAATAGATCTCCTGCTGCACAAGCCCTATAAAGATTTGCACCTGAAAGACAAATTATTGTTCCAACTGCATTTGTTGCAGTGCTAGAATTTTTAATATCAAAAACACCGTCGTTATAAGCAACACCTATTGTTGTAACTGTATCACTTGCAACTTTTTCTTCAATAGCTATTCCGCCAAAAACTTCTCCAGTAGTGGTAGATGGATAAACAAAATTTGTTCCTGATAATTTTAGAATTGTTCCTTTAGCAATAGCAACACCATCATAACAGTTTCTTGTTATAATATTTTTTGGTTCAATAATGCATACTGCTTCGTTTGCCATGCTATCTATAGAAATAACTTATATTTAAATCTTTCTCTTATTCGGTTTAACGATTAACTTGCGCATTTCCTGAACAAATGGATTATATCTGTTTGAGATCTCTGTCTCAGCTTCGGTCATTCCATAGTTTAACCACCACCAACCTAAAAGATAACAGAAACTTGCGTATAATGTTGCAACAATAATAATTGCTTTTGGTTGTGGAATTGCAAAGCCCAAAAGCACAAGAGGGTATTTTAAATAATTAGTAACGGAGAAACCAGTATCAAAATATCTTTTATGTAAAGCGAACTTTAGAAATTTAAATGTATTCTGTTCCATCATCAAAATCCTTGTCATCTTTTATTCCTAATCCAATAATTTCTACGTGTTCGCTATTTATAGGTAATTTCAATGTTTCCTTATTTATATTTTCTATTGGTTTAAGGTGTGCTAGTTTTCTAAACCATTTTGCATATTTTTTTAAATAACCCTCACTTGCTTGACCTTGTAGTGCTTCTTCTCCGCCTAGTGTATTAACAATACAATCAAGATGTTCTCTTGGAAAT